GCAGTAGACGAAGGGGTACGGCTTGAGGCACGAGAGCACTTCATCGAGCTTGTCGCTCGGCTCAATGTGTGCCAGGACTACGGTCGGCTCTGAGAGTACGGAAGCCGCGACCGCGAGATGCGCCATCGTCTCGCGCAGATACTCCGGGCGGTCGTACGCGGTCAGAGAGACGATCATACGGGAAGGCGGTGGGCTCGCTTCTCGCGCCACTTGAACTCGTCCAGCGCCCACGGCAAGACGGGCTTCCAAAACTTCTCGACAACATCGTCGGCCTGGTAGTTGCTGTATGCCCACTCGTGGACTGAGATGCGGCGCTGTACCCGATCAACCTCGGGCTCGTCGTAGGCGCTGAGCAGTGCGTCCACGATGCTCTCGATGATCGGAGTCCGCGCGAAGCTCTCGAAGTCCGTCCAGACCTCCTGCCCCTCGACTGTCCAGTTGCCCTCGCGCTTGGGCGCGACCTCGGGCATCGAGGAGAAGTCGGTCACGATGCACGGAGTCCCGCACGCCTGCGCCTCGATGAGCGGCACGCCGAAGCCCTCGCCCATCGACGGGTTGAGTAGCACGTCGAAGGCGGCGAGCGTAGCCGCGACGACCTTCGCGGGAGTCCCGAGACGGAGCCCATACTGATCGGCGGCGAGCGGGCGAATCTTGAGCGCGTCCGCGAGCGCGGGGAGGTTCTCCCCGAGAGGGTCTTCCATCGACGTGTGCAGGTAGAGCACGGCGTCGGGCCGCTGCGCCTTGAACTCTGCGAAGGCGGAGAACGCCTGCGAGAAGCACTTGCGCGACGGCACGCCGACATTCGCGGCGCACATGCCGACGCAGAACGCATCGAGCGGGATGCCGAGCGCCTTCCTTGCGGCGGCGCGGTCGATGGCTCCGAAGACCTCGGGATCGAAGGCGTGCGGCGCGTACTGGCAGTCCTTGATTCCGGCGTCCCCGATCATGCACTGCCCGAAGCGGGACATCGCGAGAGGGAGGGAGCCGGACTTATAGAACCAATCCCGCGTGCGCGGGATGAGCGGGTCGTGGTCTACCGGCGTCCACGCGAGGCAGGGGACGCGGGACGCAATCTCGGGCCGGATGACCCACGGGTCTGAGAGGAGCACGAAGATACCGCGCTGCCCCTGGAACCAATGCCGCGTGTGCGCCGCGAGCACGTCGTTGCCGCTCTCCGCTCGACCGCCGGGGTAGATGATGAACGGATCGCCTCCGGGGTCTGTCCACGCCTGCCGCGTGCCCTTGAGCCCGTGGAAGGCACCGAACGCTAAGCGGTAGCCGAGCTTCGCTACCCTCGGGCCAAAGAGGGCCGACTGCGTGCCGTAGCCCGAGCCGACCCACGGGGCGTTGCTCCACCACATGATCGGCGGGCGGGTGTCCTCGGTGGTTGGCGGAGGCTCCTTCGCCTCGACCTCGGCAGCCGCAGCCGGAGGCTCCCGGTAGAGAGCCGCTCCGTCGTGCTCGGTTGTTGACTCGTCTGCCATGCGGAGTAGCGGGCCAGGGAATCGAACCCTGCTCTCTTGGTTATGAGCCAAGCGTGGAAGCACCGCGCCCACCCACCCGCTGACTTCGTACTCTAGCAGAATGACGAAGGGCGGGTTACCCGGCCCTTCGCGACGTGCTGCGGGCGGTGTTCGCCTAGCTCACGTCCACGGCGGTTGCGATGACAGCCGCATCCGGCACGGCCACCTTCGCGTCCACGCGGGCAGTCAGGACGAACGAGGTCGCGCCCTCGCGGGGATCGCGCCACGTCTCCATCTTGATCTGCCGGTGGTACCCGGCGTAGAGGGAGTTTTTGTTGGCGAACAGAATCGAACTCGTGTCGGGCGAGCCCGCAGCGATGCCGAAGGACGGCACGCCGACGATTTCGATTCCCTGGTACGTGAGCCCCTGCGTCCCGGTGAGCATGGCGTCACCGTAGGTGCCGATCCTGCTCGCGAGGATGTCGCGGTACTTCTGCTCGATCCTCTTGGGGACGAAGAAGCGGTAGTCTGCGAGGTTTCGCAGGTACCTGTACGGCAGCGTCTTGAGAAGCTCGTTGAACAGGGCTTGGTAGTCCTGACCGAACGAGGCTCCCGAGAAGGCATGGCCGTTGTCGCTGGCCTGCTTGAGCCACCCGTCGAGGAGCCCGAGATAGGCGTCCCCGCCAGTCGTGTCACCGTTGACCATGAGGTCTTCGATGTCGAACCCGGCCCGGTCGCCCATGATGGACTGCACGTACTGGACGACCTGCGTGCCAGCCACGTTGTCCTCCATCACTTCGTCCGAGACGGGGTACTCGCCGCGCAGGAGCACCGTGGAAAGCTCCACGATCTGCGTGACGGGCTTGCCGCGATCCGCAGCCGCGAGTCGAGTTGCCTCGATCCCGGCGTGCATCACGCGGTCGTTGATCCCGATGACCGACTCCTGCCACTTGGCGGAACCGGACGTAACCGTCCTGACCTGCTGCAACATGATCTGCTGCGTGCTCATCAGGACGATGAACTCCTTGACCTGCTCGATGGAAAGCGGTGCCTGCGAGATGCCACCGAAGTCGGCGGTGCCGACATCCCCACCGGGGCCGGTGACGTTCAGGACAGCCTTCTGTAGCAGGGCTTCGAGACTGAGCATGTTCTCCTTACCTTTCTGCGTGGGTCTACCTAGACCCTGCTACCGGCGAGACGCCGGGTTGCGGAACGCCTTGCTGATGGCGTCGGCCAAGTCAGGGGTCTTGACCTCACCCTCGGCGGCGTCGTTCGACTCCTGGCCCTCGATGCTCTTGCGAGCCGCGTAGCCCAGTGCCGTCTCGACGTTCTCGATCCTGTCGAGCGCCTTGTCGATCACTTCGAGGAGCGGCTGAATGGCCGTCTCCACGCCCTTCGTCACGTCCTCGGCGGTGAGGCCGGGGGCGACGATGGACTCGACTGCCGGAGCAGCCTCGGGTGCAGGAGCGGGTGCTTCGACCGGCGCGACCTCGCCCGTGGGGGCGGGAGCCTCGACCGACTTGGCGACCGCAACTGCGTCCGCGAACTTGGCAACGAGAGCGTCTTCGCGCTCGTCCAAGATCGAGGTCAGTTCTGCGGCATCCATTTCGATGTCGTCCTTTCCTTCGGGCGGCGCGACCGAGATGAACTCCCGAATCTTCGCCACTATTGGAGAAGCGTCTTTCTCGACATCGGCACCGATCCCCTTCATCGCAGCCTTGATCGCAGCCTTGACCTTCGCCAAGTCGCCCGCCGAATACTGCCCGGCGTTGTCGGCCTGGTTCACGTAAGACCACGCGGCCCGAATGTGAGTCTCGGTATCGAGCGGGTAACGCTTCTTCTTGTCCTCTTGGTAGCCGGGGTCGGCGTACTTCACGTCGCCGTATGGCTCCTTCGAGGCGGACGCCTTCGTGACTAGCTCCATCTCCTGCGCCACGAGAAGGAAGGCGTCCGGGGCAGAGCCCGCCGCCTTCTGCACGATCCAGCCCGGCGACTCGTTCGCCGGGTCATCGACCGAGCTTGACTCGGTGATGAGGAGCTTCGCTAGTCTTACAGCGTCCACGGTGCAGGAGTCTAGCGCCGTGCCTCAGAAAAAATCAAAACGCGGGCACGCAGCGGCCCGGCACTACTCTAGCGCCGGGCCTCTCAGTTCGTCAAAACCGCGCTAGTCGCGCGGGTCTAGCACGGTGTCCGCTATGCCCTGACGGACTTGCGCCGTCGAGAGTTTGCGATGATGAGCAAGAAGTGCTCGACCGTCCGAGTGAACCTCGGGGACGGGCTCGAACTCCGCCACATGGTTCGGCAGCGGGAGCATCGGATCGCGGTTCGCGAGCGAGTACGTGTGCTCGTCGCCGGTATCGCGGTGCTGGATCATCGCGGCCTCCGTCTCCGGGTGCATCCGGCCCGCCTGCATGAGCCCGATGCCGGGCTCCTCGCGATCCGGGTGCGTGTAGTGAACCTCGTCCTCCTCGGCCCGCGCCCAGTAGCTTCCGTACATGGGCGGGGCTCCGATCTTGCACGCCGAGTCGGGCGGATGGCCGTCGAGCTTGGCGAGCAGGGTGAGCAGGTTGCGGC